GATTGACCGCTGGCAATTGCAACGGCCTCTGCCATCACCGACTTTCCAAATCGTCGAGCCAGTTCTGCGGTCGAGTGCTTGGTCATGTCCGGCATGGGGGATTCTACTTCCCCTTCTTCTTTGCTTTGCGCTGCACGCTGTACGCAATTGCAACAGCTTGCTTTTGTGGTTTTCCGGCTTTGATTTCTGCTTTGATGTTTCTGGTAAAGCAGTTTTGAGATGAGCGTTGGCAGATGGGCATAGTTTTTAATTTGCGGAGGTTTCCTTGGTTTTCATTAATTTCAGAAGCTCCTGTGCCAACTCTTTTCTTTGTTTGCTGTCTAGCAAACCAGCGAGTTCATGCGGCTCAATAGCCTCTGATTCGCTTGGCAACGGCTCTTGCTTCTTCTCCGTAACCCCGTTGCTCTGCGATTTTGAGTAATTCGTCGTCATATGATTGCTTTAGATTTGATTCCTCTTCACCTCTTAATTTAGCCCATAGATCCTTTTCTGGATACCATAAAATAGCCTGCACATCAGCGTTGGTCACATTGTATCCACGGGACTCCAGTGTTTTGCGTATTCCATTGACAACACGGGAGATAACAACCCTGTCTTGATCTGTAGGAATATCAATTGGATTCAAATCAGCAACGATTGATTTTGCAGCAGAAGCCCATTGTGGTTTTATGGCATTCTTTTGCTCATTTGCTAGAACCTTTGTTCTTCCTGCGTTAGCATGCTGTTGTTCAATCCACTTTGCTTTTGAAATGGCTTTTTTAGGATCTTCTGCATTCAGTGCTTTTTTCTCTACTGAAGAGAGTTGACCCCATTTTTCATCAAGATCATTTTTAATTTTAAGCTGCTCTTTGATCAGTTTGTTGTATGCAAAATCACGCTCATTCCTTGTTTCTTCGGAATATTTTATTTTCCCAGCTGGAGCAACTTTGTTTATTTCCAAGATCATTGCATCTGACACAGGCGAACCCATCAATTTGTAATAACCTTGAAATTCTGCATTAGCTTCCTTTGAAAGCTGTTCAATGCTTTTTCGGAATTCAGGATCAGTTTCAATTCGATCTTGCACATTCCCAGAAACTGTCAATTCAGGCTTTGTTGGTTTTCCTGTTGATGTTGTTCCAGTGCTTCGCATTACCGTTCGCAAATTTTTCAGGCTGTCTGGAAGTCGCCTGCCGGAATTGCGGTACTCTTGTATTAACCTTCCAAGGCGCACGCCAGTAACTCCATCTCCAACTACATCTCCCGTCCAACGCCCCCATGTTCGACGCATCCATAAATCAATTGTTACTGGATCAAACTTGCCCATTAAGTTTTGGAGGAACCCTTGACCAATCTTTGGCCCAAAAATAGCCGCTCCATTGACCATATCTGTCTTTCGTCCAGCTATGGTGATCTTTCTACCTGCGATTTTGCTGGCTGCATCTTCTAATTCTTTAACTGAAAACTCTTGTTTAACAAAATCCTCCAGTTTTGTTAAGCCTCCCATGACATCAATTAAATGGTTTGCCAGTTCAAGGTTCCCACTAATAGAAGCGGCCTTCTCTCCATAAATTTTTGTTGGGTCAAACTTTCCCGTTTTTTGGAAATGATTAAATTGCTCTTCTCCGTAACGAGTATTTAGTGGAACAGTTTGATTTTGAGAAGTAATTGCCAGCGGAATCAAAAATGCAAATTGTGCAGCTTTGGTAGGATCAGGCTCCTTGGCAAAGTGAGGATTTTTCATTGCTTCTTTGGGGTCAGAAATAACCTTATGAATCACTCCTGCAACAGCTACAGCAGCTTTCATTGCGGTAGAGTACCAGTTACCAGCATTCTTGCCGCTGGCTTTTAAGGCAGATTCTGCTTCATCTGCACCATTCTGAATAAACTTTTGCTCTTCTTCTAGCGTGATGTCGTTACTGGTAATAACCCTTCCATGATGTTGTTCAGCAATATCTGCAAGCTGAACGGCGACTTTTGCATTCGCTACTTTTTTGTCAGGTTTTGGAAGAACATCGCTATCTGCATGGAGTACATTCAGTGCAGACATTGGCATTGGCGATTTTTCTTTTTTACCCATGAAACTAATGCCACCAAGCGGAGCCAATGCAGCCAGCGGCTTTGCAGTTTCCTGCGTCCTTGTTTTAAATCCAGCCCAATCGACCTTGCCGTCTTCTGTCTTTGGAAGTTCCGGCGAGTAGGGCATGAAGCGGATGTCGGGATTACTAGTGTCAAACCGCTTTGAGAGAGGAATCAGCTTGCCTTCGTTGTCGTAGGTTGCGGGGTCTGCGGATTTGATTTGTTCAGGGCGGAAAACTGCGATTGCTCCAGCATAAGGATCGCTCATTACAGAATCATATCCTTCTTGCTCCAACGCCCTCCTTGCTTCTACAGGATCATCGAAACGATCAATTAGTTTCTCAAATGTAGTATTTAGCGTTTTGTCTAATTTAAGATAAAATCTTCGGTTGTTATTTGACCCAAATCCCTTTGCTTGCTCACCAATACCAAAGTAAGCACCAAGACCTCTCCATCCAGTTTCTGGCGTGTTGTCTGTGTTGAAAATTGTAAACGGATCTTTAGATCGTGAGCCATGCCACCATCCATCTTCTCCATTGGTATCCAACCCCGCCTTCCTCGCCGCATCATCAACCAGCCTCTGCGCCTCCTCCATGTCTCCTGACTCAATAGCCTTGGCATGTGCCTCGTCCAGCTTTGCGGCAGGCATGAAGGAGATGTCGCTTGCAGGCTTCTCGCCAATCGTGATCGTGTCGTATACAGGATGTTCCTTGCCCCTGATGTCAATACGACCGATTTCTTGCCCCATAACAAGCTCGCCACGGCCTGTTGGACGCAATCTTGGCTCACTGGTCTTGTCGGGATAACGGGCCATTTTAACGCCATTCTGGAAGTCTGCACGCAGTGTGTAGACGTGCTTGCCCTGACCCTCTACCGAAACGATTGTGGATGTCTCTGGCGCATTCTCGGAAATCCATTTCCATCCGGCCTTTTGCTTAAAGAGATTGCTGCGGACAATAGGGCCAGTACCCATGCTTTCAGACTCGTTGTTTGCAACTAGCGATGGCTTCCCTCCATCTACGGATATAGACGCGTTCTCATAAGACTTATCGGTGATGTCCTCTCCAGTTTCAGCGTCAAAGAATTTCCCGCCCTTCTCGTATTGCGAGATGTTGAATTGACCAAAGAACTTGGGAGGCTCTACATACTTGCCCCTGCGAGCCTCTTCCCCTCCAGTTCCAGTGAAGCGTTCAGGGACAACGGCAACCTTGGGCATGAAGGCGATCTGTCCCTCGTTCTTGATGCTCTCGCGCATCTCTGGAGTGATGGCGACTTTCCAGATTTTAACGGATGGCCCAGTTACCATTCCTTGCGCTTCAAGTTGTGCAAGTTCTTCTGGAGTTGCATCGGAAATATCCCCCATGTCCATGTCTTCTTTGGATATGGATTGACCAATTTTCCCCTCCTCAACCTTCGCACCCCACTTCTTGACGTACTTTCCGACCTCTTTGGGGAGGATCTGATCGTAGAAGCCCTTCATGCCTTGACCTCCAATTTTTAATCCTTCACCAGACAGGGATTTGTAGTTTTTTGGTGTTGTTCCTCCAAGGCGAGCTAACCCTTGCGGCTCAGAAACTTTGTCCTCTCCTTGTCCAGAAAGGATTTTATCCGCCGTCTCCTTGCCAATAATTTCTGCAAGTGGTTTTCCAGACCATTCCGCTGGGCCAACGCCAGAGATTGTGTTTCCAGTTTCTTTATTTACAGAAAGCAAGTGTTTCTGACCATTAGCTAGGTCTAGTTCTATTCGGATATATTTATCTTCTCCATAACCCATGTCTGGATAGTGCCTTATTTCATCAACCTGTTTGCTTATATCAAATCGTTCAGCCTGCGTCTCTCCCTTAGTCCAGCCGATCCACTCCTTGTCGCCTTCAATGGCATCTCGCAAGGCACGCTTAAACATCTGGACTGACCAATCCTTGCGGAAGGGTGCGTCGGGGATGCCTCTTTCTTGCGATTTTAGAACCTTGAAAGATAATTCATCAAACCTAGCTTGCTGTTCTTGTGTGCGTTGTGATGCAGGAATATCACGCAACTTTTCAAACTCCTCCATTTCATTCGTGCCTTCCCCAGCATACCCCTTCTCCCTTCCCTGCTGATGCCTGTCAGACTGGATTTCTTCAATGAACAAACCATTGCGTCCCTCGCTATCAGGACGCTCGTTGAGCCTCATGTGGGCTACATAGTTGGGGATGTCTCGGAAGTGGGAGGAGGTGTATTCTCCTCTATAGCCTTCATTAATTTTTTCATAGAGTTTTTGAGCTATTTCTCGTTCTTGTTCGGAAATTACTAATCCAATATCTTCAACTCCGTATTTTTCACGCAGGGATTGGTTATAGTCATTATACGCTAGTTCAGCATTTTCTGCGCCTGTTGGCATCGTCAGCACAACCTCCCTGTAGTTCTCACCATTGGGGAGGACGTATTGGGAGTATTGTGTTTTCTGCAATTTGGTTGATTCTTTTATCTCATTATCCAAATCATCCATGTTTTGCTCTATGCTGGATGCTTCTTCTGCAATTTGTGCTTTTTTAATCGGATCTTTTTCAGAAGCCCATTTTTCTTGAAGATCCTGATATTCTTTTTTCAGATTATCCCAAGTTTTCTTTGCCCATTCAATCTCACCCTTCTGCTTTTCAGTTAGCTGTGTGCTTACTTCTTCAAACTTCACCGATCCCTCGTTCTTGAGATAATCCAGTACCTCCTGCTTGGTAACGCTCTGCTTCCCCTCCAAGAAGCCAGCAAGGTTGCTCCATTTGACTTCTTCAGGCTTTGCATTCTGCGGGTTGTCGACGATTGAAAGAATCTGCTGTGGCGATGCCTTTGCTGGCATCTTTTCGTCAATCGTCTTTTGCAGGCCGGAGTAGAATCCACGCTCGCTTGTGGGATATTTTTCGTCGGCTGGCATGAAGCTGATTCCGGCACTGCCTTGAGACTGATCTTCGCCAATCTCGTTCATCAGTTTGCGTGTTACTTCGTCCACTTTCTTATCACCAGTGAGTGAGTCTTCAAGTGGAAGTAGTGCGGCCTTCTGCTCTGCAAATCCACGCTCTTTAAGCGGAATGTACCCATCGTCGCCTTTTTGAAGTGGCATGCCGTCTTGTCCAAGCATTTGCTCGCGGTAGTTGACGTATGAATTCTGACCCCTTGTTTCTGTGGTCAAAGCCCACCTTGCCCAAGGATCGTCTAGCGTCCTCATGTGCGTCTGCCATGCCGACTCTTCGCCAATAGGCCCAAATTCAGCCCCAAATAAGCCGTGAGCTATCGCGTCATGCACTGCGCGGAAAAGGTCGTTATATGTCAACCTCACTCCATTTGCGTCTACCCTGCCGCTGTCCTGCAATAGCGGATGGTAGCTGAAATCTTCACCTTCAGGCCCAAACGAGGAAGGATCGGTCTTTAGAAACTTCAGGCTATTCTTTGTCCTGATGTCGTTAATGGCATCTGCGCTTGATTCGTAAGGCTCTCCAGCCAATTCATAAGGCTGGCTTGTGAACTTGGTTCCGTCTTTGCCTTCGGTTAGGTAATCGTACTGCTTTCCGATTTCTATGTTAAGACGCTCATATGCCTTTTTGACTAAAGGATTGGCTAAATCATTTAATGGGAGGCTAATAAATCTCTGAGCTATTCCGACCTGCTTCTTGACTTGCTCCGGCGTTAAGTCTTTTGCCTCAAAATAGGATCTCTTGCCAGACTTTGGAGCCTCCATCGGCCTTCCCATAAGGCCCATCAACTTCTGAACTAAGGGAGTCTTTAGTCGCTCTGATTCTCCTGCGGCGGAATAAATCTGAAGCGACTGGTCGTCGTACCCGATTGTTCCGGCGTATCGTTGCGGATCTTCACTATAGGATTTGACTGATGCAACGCCTGTTTCAGACGATGTGACCACACCTCCAGCTTGTCGGATTGCGGTGTCAAGGGCTGTAACTCGGTTGAAGAATTCTGGGTCATCACTTCGGTCATACAACTCAATTCGTCCATCTGCAAGCGTTAATCCATCAATTCCGGCCTGTTTTCTAGCCTGTTCAATCTGATCATCTGTAACTCCCTCGACATACAGAGTGGAACTTCCGATATGTTTAAATCCATCTTCATCAGTTTTCCCAAAAAGGCCTCGTTTTCCTGCGCCCATTTTTTCTTCAAGGAATTCCATTTGCTGGAACATCTTTGCAACATCTGCAATGCGACTCCTGACCCTGTTGAGATCCTGTTGGCTAGTCGTAGTGACCTTGATAATGGAAGAAACTTCTTTATCCCCCTTGTACACGCCCTTCGCGTCTTCAATCGCGACTTGAATGTTTTTAAGGTCAGCTAGTGCGCTAAGTATTGTGGTTCTATTAAGGTCGCGGATTCCTTGGTCGTCTCCTGTGGCAATTAGCTTTTTAATTGCATCGTCACGCTCGGTAGATGTCGTGAAGGAGAACTTGGTTTCTTGTGGCTGTGCAGCTATAGGAGCCTCAATCGGCCTCTCGTTGATGGAATCAATGATCTCTCCACGGCTTGCGCCATCTGGAATCGTAATTCCATAGTATTCCGCAAGTTTCGCGAGTGACTCCTTGCCGAATGACTCTAGGCTAGTTCCGCTTGCTACCAAACTCGCCGTAAGTGCTGCGCCTTCTGGAGCCACATACCGCGCTTCAAACGGCTTTCTTTCGGGAGTGTAAGTCGCCCTGATGCCAAGGTTGATTGCGGACGGCCTGCGCTCCTCCATTGGAGTTTCAGGAGCAGGCTCGGCTGGCATCATGTTGAATTTTGCCTTTTGATAACTGACGGGAATCTTCGGCGCACCATCGTTGTCAATAAGCTCTGCCATGTGATCAAGACGCATGGACATGATCGTGCGGTCGATGTCTTTCCCGCGAACATCACCTTTCCTGCGAGGCGTTTTTGTGCGGTCAGGATTAAGCGGAGCGGTGTCCTTGGTGGCAAGGTTCAGGAAGTCCGCGAAGATATTCTTCTTTGCGATTGCTTCGGCAGGCGTTCCGGCAAGGCCAGTTTCACCAGCCAGCCCATTCTGCCAGTTCTGGAGATACGTTTCGGTGAATTCCTTGAAGAATGCATCCTTGCTTCCACCCCAAGGGGCAAGGCGTGCAGGCATACGCTCACTCCAAGCATTTAGCTTGTCGAACATGCGCCCTACGGAGATTGTCGTGACAAGGAAGTGACCATTCTTTGAAAGATGCATTCCGATAGGAACAACATCGTAAATCTTGGCTGAATACGGCGTGTATTTGCCGCTGTCGTTCATTACTGCGGCGTAATCGACAAGCATTCGCGATCCATCTCCGCGCACGATCATGTCGTTAATCTTCAGAATATGCTCCTTGATTGATTTTGGAACAATCCCTTCAGGAAGGTTCTTGATTGCATCAATCTGTAGAGGAGTTAGCGTTCCACGCCATGTTCCATCTGGATCGCCAGTAGGTTCAAATCGGTTTGGTGCGCCCTCATCGGGCGTGTTCAGTGCATTGCGAACTACATCAGTGCGATCCTTTTGAAGTTTTTTCGCCTCCTTGGTATCAAGCAATATAGGAGTTTTGCCATCTGGCTGCATGACAATTTGCCTTCCAACGACAAGCGAGCCGCCATCTGGGATAACAATACCATTTGCTTCGCTGACTTCATCAGGACGTTGTCCGTAACCATTAAGTTGACGTACTTGCCCATTCTTGTTCTGCCATGATCCTTCGGAGGCGTTTGGATTAGCGATGTCGATTGGCGCACCAACTGGGTTTCCATTGCCGTCGAATATCTGCGCTTGAACTTTGGTTTTGAATAGGCCGCTGTACTTGCCATAACGCTCCATAAGAGCCTTATTCCTCATCATCTCTGCCCTGTTGATCTTTGGCTCATCAGGTGATCTAACCGCAGCGGAAACCTCGCCCTGAAGCGATTGTAGCGCACGCATGGCGTTCCTATTAGCCGCCATGACTTCCGGCGAGTATTCAGCCCCAGTAAGCTCGCTAGTAGGATCTCCCTTTCCACCAAGCCCTGCAAATTTAATAATAGCGCGGTCTAGGATGCTTTTTTTGGTTTTTACGCGAGCTAAATCAATGATGTGCTTTGTGCCGGAGTCAAGATCCTCGCCAAGATGGCGTGAAAGCGTTTCAGCATTAAGGTCTGCAATAATCTCATCCCTCATGTACGAGGCGACTGCATTTTCGTTTAAATCGTTGCGAGAGAAGTCCCAAAGGCCAGCCAGCTTTGATAGCTGTTCTATTTCATCTGGCATTTTGTCCTTCATGTAGTTCTTCTTGTACATTTCGACAAGATCCTTGGGGCTATATCGTCCAGAAGTTGTCGCTACAATATTGCCGGATGGGTCGCGAATTTCTTGGCTGAATAGCATCGCTTCAGCATCTTTGTTGGCATCCCTGAATTCTGGGATGTTTCGGACATGATGTCCAACTTCATGGTTTAATACCTCTGCGGCAGATTCACCATCAATAAGCATGCGAGCCTTTAAGTGGTCAGCGTTGATAACGATTGATGGCTTTGTGCGATCAAAGATCATCTTGCTTTTGGGGGCTTCCATTCCCATTCCGGCTTGATACTCAACCGCGCCCTCCGGCGTGCTGTAAAATCCTCGCTGCTGGGCAGCATCCATCAATTCTTGATCTGTGGCTGCTGCATTTGCAGGATCTTGCCGGAATTTATCAAAAATTTGTTTAGGTGTAAGAATGCTGATTCCCACATTGTTCTGACCAGCCCTTAATACGCCATTAACAAGCTGGTTGTTCCTAGTAAGCTGCGTGATGAATTGGCGACCATACTCGTTGCGTGTTTGCACATTGGCGCGATTTAGCATGGAAAGAGCGGCCCTTTGTGCCTTCAGGTTTTTCCCAAGTCTTTCAGCGTCGTTAGATCCTCTTGCAAGGGCATCGTTGTATGCAGTTTCTGCCTGTTGGACGACCTTCTGCCGATTTGCAATTACGTTATCCCAACTGGTAACTGAATTTAGAGTGTCTTTGCTTGCTTGATCAAGGTCTTGGTATGTCTTGAGATCATCTTGGACTTGCTGCCTGCGCCTTCTTGCCTCAACAACTGGATCTACGCCAGTCAGCTTGCCAAAAACATGGTGAGCAGCCCTCCCTCCGCCAATGTAGAACAAGCCGCTGGCAAGCATGTTGTTCAGTTCTTCAGGAGAAGCCGATTCCAATGCGCCCGTAGCCAACGCAAGCGTTGTGCCGTGAATTCCGGCTTTGGCGTACTCGACGCTATTTTCAAGGATGTCATCAATCCTCCTTCCTCCATATCGAAGAATTTTTGCGGCCTCCTTGCTTACGTTTGGCGTTCCTCCAAGAATTTCAAATGTTCCTTTTGTCCCTCCAGCAGAAATAGCCCTAGCTGCATCAATCTCACGAACCAGTGCAGGCAACTTCGTCGCATATGCAGCAGCTTTTAATGCTGGCCTTCCAGCCTTGCCAAGTAATGCTCCAGCAAGAATTCCGCCCCCCCTGTTTTCATCGCTTACTCCATATCCAATCGCTCCACCGCCTACAACTGGAACAACGTCTTTAAGTATTTGCGGAGTCTTTTCAGAAATATTTTTTAAAGCAATTGCAGCGTCATCAATTTTATCAGCGACCGCTCCGGCTGCTTTTCCGATAAATGAAGGCTGCTGCCTCCTTGCAAGTGTCTCTAATGCCTTTTCCCTAGCTGCAATCTGAGCAGCGTCATTGATTGCTTTAATTTGAGCGTCAGTTTTCCCTGCATATTTAATTCCACGGGCAATCTGCGGAGCCGACTTTAATGCGGCTTCTGCACCAAGCGAGACAAGCCCCATTTCTCCAAGGCCCAAGCTGCTAGGAAGCAGAAATGTTCCTGCGGTGGCAATGTCTTCATCTGTTTCTGGCTCCATTGCGGCCCTTTCAGATGCAGTCTGTTCAGCAATTTGATATGCCCTGTCTTTGCGTATTTGCTTTGCTTTTTCAAGGGACACTCCCTCTTGTTCGCTAATTGTCTGGGCATCAGGAATCGTGCTTAATGCAATTTGAGCAAGTCCCTCTTTTACAAAGTTAGATTTAATCAGCCTGCCGTAAATAGAGGGGTCTTCTTGTGCTGCTTGAGCCTGAATCTGATCAACTAGATGCCTCGCTTTATAGTTTTCAAAACTTTTTTCTTGGTCGTGAAGTCCAAACTTTTCGCTCAACCTGTCAGTCCAATCCATACCGCCTTCATAGAGTTTGGTAGCAAGATTTGCTGCCATTGATGGAAGTTCTACTGCTGGCGATACAAAGTCTTTAATTGACTGAAATCCTTTGTCACCAGTTGGATCAAAAACATTGTAAGCAACCTTTCCAACACCCTTGGCTAGGCTTTTACCAGTTTCTACAACTCCCGCGCCGATGTTGTACCAATCCTCCATCGTCCTCATGCCTTCGTTCCAAGGAAGGCTTCTTTGGTAATCGAACTTTTTGCGCAAAAGATCATCCGGCAGCGGGATGTCTTTTCTAGTATTAGAAACTTCCGTAAGTTTTTCTGGGGAGAGATAATTTAGAACCTCATAATCTGTCGTATCTAGTTCTTCTGCTTTTTTGCCAGCAAATGGAACTGGATTTTGTTCAGCTTCAATTTCTGCATCAATTAATCCAAGTACTCCAGCAGGCGGCTTGGCCTCTTCTACGGGTTTTTGTAGAGGCTCATTTGCAGCAAGTTTGCTTGCATCATCCTCCGCTTTAATTTCAGCATCAATGGCATCAAGAACGCTCATGTTGAGGAGCTATTGTGCCTGTTTCTGTTGTCTGCGCAATTCTTTTAACTTATTAAATGCTTCTTTGTAGGATGGAGATCCAACATCTTGTCTAGCATTAAGACTTGCTTCCAATTCTTTTACTGCGTTGTCAATTTCCGGCCCCTTGTCTCTTGTTACAAGGTCGATTGTAACTCGCTCTGGATTAAGATTATATTGTTTGGCAAGTTGTTTTGTCTGTTCAACAACTTGTTTATGGGAATCAAGGGCATTTTCATACATGCCCTTTGCTTCTTTAATGAAAGACTCGCGAACTTTGGGATCAAGAAAGCCACTTCCTTCAATCGCTTTGTTATACTTTCCAAAGATGGTTTGAGGAATTGTTCCAACATTGGATGCGGTTGCATATTCACCCTCACGAACAGTCGATGTGGGATCAAGGAGCTTCATGTATGCAAAGATCATGGACATATCAGAAGCTCCAGTTGGATCTTTTAGTTTGCCCTTGAGGTTATTCCATGCCGATTGAACAACTTGAAAGTTTTTAGATTGGGACAGGTAATCTCCGCGCAACTTGTCCTCTTCTTTGAAGATTTCTTCCTGCTTCATGGCGGCTGGCTGTTTTCCGCCCATGCTCTCCCTGTACTTCTCAATCTCTGTCTGCGAGGGCCATGTAACTTCATACCCTCCACGGGTTGCCTTTAGAGCAGCAGGAATCCCTTTGGTCTTTGCATAATCACGAAGCGCAAGAGCCTCTTGCTCGTTGTAGATTGCGTCAATGCCAATGGCCTGCTCCATCTGCTTCTGTAGCTGGCTTTGCTGGCGATTTTGCTCCATTCTGTTTGCCAATCTGTCTGATTCTTCTACATCCGAAAGATTACTTTCTACGTTTTTCAAGAACTCATCAGAAACACCGCCAAGGTTTGCAAGCGAAGCTGGCGGCTTCTTTTGCAAGAAAATGTTTCTTTCAAGTGGAACGTCAGTCGGTGTCGCCGCGCCTCCTGTGCTTGCTACAAGACCCTTTACTTTAGACCAGTCAATAGTTGAAAGGGCATTTATGGCATCCTGCCCGCGAGGAGATGGAGCGGCGGAAATATCTACTGGTGCTGTAATGTTGGCTAACGGAGATGATCCGTTATTTATTTTTAAGGTTTCACTAGTCGCCTCCTCTTCTTCAGGAAGATTAATGCTTTCAAATGATCCTCCGCCAAGTCTGCCTTTGTTGATGCTTTTTATTTCAAGTGGTTCAAGTGGAGCCACAGTTGACATTGCGTCACTAGACTCATCAGGCTGTTCGCCCAGCAGGCTTCTTTCTGCAAGTCCTTTGAGTGCAGTAGATGAAGGAAGCCTTTCTCGGATTTGTTCCTTGATGATGCTAATATCTCTTTCTTGAGCGTACTTTTGCGCAAGAAGTTTATCTTCTCTAGCATTCTTTTCAGCAAGAAGACGATCTTCCCTGCCTTCTTTACGAAATGTTTCTTCTCTATCCTGTTTGCTCTTATAGGTCGCTTGAATGCCCTGCGCAATAGATCCAAGTCCGCTGGAAATTCCCTGTCCGATCAATTCAGCGCGGGGGCTTTCAACATTCCATGCTGCAAGCGGTTTAAATTGGATGGGTGACTGGCTTCCGCCTGCAAATGAAAGTGGCTTCAGGCCAGCCAAAGGTTCATCAACCCTTGGAAGGACTGGAGCGAATGCGTATCCACCAGTTTCAAATGCGTTTGCCATAATTTAAAATCCTCCGAAGTTAATACCAGATGCAGATGGAAGTGTAAATTTATTTGAAGAAGCACCTGTTTGGTTTGCTGGCGGGGTAGCTCGCGCTACTTGCGGTGCTTGGTTAATCATGGATGCCCCGCCGCCCATTCCAATATTTGCAAATGATTGCTTTGCTGCCATTGCCGGATTGAATCCTGCTCCTCCGACTGCCGCTTGCGCTCCAGATTGCATGCTGGATTGTTGGGTTTGTTGTGCCGCTGTATCTTGCGCCTGTTGCGCTTGATTATAAGATGCAATTTGCTGCCTAGCCTCTTGATTTCCAGTCTGGGCTTGTTGCTGGGCATATTGTACTGCCTCATTGTATCTAGCAGCGTCTTCTTTAGCCTTTAACGCCTTTGCTTGTGCTGCTGCTTGCGCCCGTAGGGTGGCTAATAGTGCCTCAGTCTGCGCTTTTTGTTGTTCAGCGGCCCTATCTGCGGCCTCTTGATCAAGTTGCTTTCTGGTTTTTTGTTCCCCTAGTGATCTGTTTCCATAACTGCCATAAGCACCTAAAAACATATTACTTAACGGATAGCAAGACCTTCAGTTGTCGGCATCTGGAATTGATTCGCTCCAGTAACGCCCCTATTGGCAGCAGATGTCATGCTTCCTGCTGTAGTTGCGGCTGGGTTTTTAATGGGAGAGATGCCACCAATATTAGCCATTGTTTGTGGAAGCATTCCAGAGGCGGCTCCAAGATTAGAAAGTTGCGCTTTTTGGGTTTCAGCAAAATCATAACCTCCGCCAGTTGCGGCTGCTCCAGCGGCAGATGATTGACGTTGCGCCTCGGCAAGCGCGGATGCATCCTTGGCCTGCTGATACTGGTCTTGCAAGCCAAGCTGCTGCTGCGCTGTTTGCATTCCGACATTTTTGGCTTGGTTAGCGGCCTGCACTTGCGAGTTGTAAATAGCCCTTTCTTGCGCACGCTGTGCCTGTTGTTGTGCAGCGGCTTGCTGGGCTTGCATTTGAGCGATCATTGCAAGTGTTGCGCTGTTGTCCTGTTGCTGTGGTGCTGGAGAAGGTGAGCCGCCCATAGTATTGTTTTGTTAGTTGTTAGGTTTTGTTAAAAGTTAATACTGTCTTCCACCAAAGTACGCGATTCCTGCTGGAGCCGCCCTTGGAATAATTCCGCCTGAAGTGTTTGTAAATCCTGCTGCATAAGGGGCTGCTTGTTGGGCTGATCCAACAGATGAATATCCTCCTCCTGACGTTAATCCTTTTGATGCCATGCCTGCCAATGCTCCGCCCAGTGCGCTTCCTGCCTGCATTCCCAAAGGGCCAGCTTTAGCTCCAAGTGCTGCTCCGCCAATTGTTCCAAGCGCATTGATCCCAGCCCCTAGTATTGCATTTTGACCACCTTGGTTTTGTGCCGCAGCCTGCATGGCAGCTTGTTGGTAGTTCTGCCACTCTTGCTGTTGTTTGGTAACGGCTTGGGATGTGGAACCCATCATCTGGTTGATCCAGTCAGTAGCAGACTGTTGGTTGGCCCTAGCAAGTCCATATCCTGCCTGCCTAGCAGCCTCGCGCTGTTGCAGAGCCTGTGCATTAGCGGCCTGTGTGGCTGCTACAGCCTGCGCAGGGTCAATTCCGGCAACGGGAGCCTGTCCGATGGCCTGTTGCGCCAATGCCAAGTTTTTAGCACGCAAATCCTGCGCCTGAGCAGTTGCCTGATCAAAAAAACCAGACTTTCCAATGGTGCTATCTTGCAGTCCCGTTTGCAGGTAGTTTTGCAGTCCGCTGGTCTTCGTCCATTGACCTAGTTCATCCTGCCAAGAAAATGGGTTTGCAGTGCCGTCCATAAGGTTAAATGCCAACGCCTTTTCCCCACTGCTTCATTGTGTTTTCCCAGTAACTAGGGGCTAATCCAGCGGCGGCTTGGTTTTGGATTTCTTCGCGAGCGGCTGCACCAGCGGGGTTGGTCATCTTCTCAAGTTCCCTGCTCTTGTAGGCATTGACAGCGGCGAGTTGTCCCATCTGGTTCAATGCGCCTTGAGGGCCATAAATATCAGGAACGCGAGTCTCCAGTGGGCGTGATGACATAGCAACGTCCATAGCATTCTGTCGAGCCAGTGCATCTTGCCCCGCTTGTTGCTGCATTTGAAGCAATGCCATGTCAACGGGCTGGCTATTAGGTGTTGGAGGTGTTGGTGTTGATCCGCCCATAATTATTCAGGAATATAAAGTTCTCTGTTAGTTCTGACAAGACCTAATTTATTCATAGTTTCTTCAGGAAAATTGCCTGCGCCGTCCCTATTATTTAGCGGAACTCCAATAAATCCCTGTTTGCCAGAAAGTTGAGTGTGGGCTTTCCAGTCGCTCATTACCTGAATAACGTCTCTCGGCCTAGTAAGTGCCGGATGGAACGCCGGATACGTCACTGGAAGGTAAACGGTATCAGAATATCCAAAGCAAGTGTCGCCTCTGTATAGGGCGTGAACCGTTGTATTAGGGTTTTCTACTATAGAGTGATCAAATGTCTTTGCGAATGACTGCAACTTGTAAAAGTCATCGGTATTTGGTGAAACGAATCTATATGATATATTTTCTCTCATAAATTACGTTCCTACAGCAACTGATACTCCATTTGCAAGTGCCGTTTGAACATTGGGAGCCTGTGCAGCAATAATCTGCCTCCTGACATTGCTATTTCCACAAACAACACATGGCAAGCATGACCCGTTGGTGTTGTTGTTGATTGGGATGCTTGAATACAAAGGAATAATTCCATCCGACCCAAACGGACTCATGTACTGATTGGGGAACTCTGTGATTGGCTGAATTGCTTGTGTAATCGTAGGCATAGATTAGGAACAAGGATTTGCAATCCTGTATTGGTTTGCGGCATTCGTTGCTTGCTGCGTTGCGAGTGCGATTGCTTGCGTATTAGCATCATCCTGCGACACATAGCTGGTAAATGATGCGGTAGCCGTAGCGGACACAGCCGGAATAGTAGACGGCGAAGTGCAGCGCAGTGTTACCGTCCTAGTCTGCGTGCTAGACCATGAGTTTACAGCATTTCCTGCCTGCTCTTGAGGGGCTTCTGTCAGGTCAACTACAATTGAAGCTCCATCCTCGCCAACAACGCAATATTGAGTTTCATTTACGTTTTTATTTCCAACAGATGGCTCGTTCCAAGGGTCTTGGTACATGCGGATAGCATCAACTCCCAGTGCGCCGCACCACTCGACAAGAAAGCTAAATGCTTTGTCTATATCTAGCGTGTTTTTTGACTCACAGGATTCGCTTTTTTCTGTCCTGTTAACATTTTCAGTAATCAAACGGCGGTACTGCGTTTGCAGGATTCCCAAGTCAGCGATTTCGGTTGCAGCTTGGCTTGTTTCATACTGATAGGGATCTGTAACAGCAAGCAAACGATTATTCAGGATCTCCTGATAAATGCCCTTGCTTCCACGATAGGAAACCTTCACATCAACTGTTCCTGCGATTTGCGAGCAATCAAGTTCGCCATACACCATCTGTTTCCATCCCATGTCGTCACCAAGCAGTGCAGTTTCAAACTGGCAGTAGATTCTGTTGATCCTTTCTGTGGTTGTGCCGTCTTGGTTGATTTCCAGATAGGTGTCGTATCTTTCTGGAACAAACGCCTCCCAAAGATGATTAAAAGACCCATCAGAAGTTGATGCGTAATCAACGGAAAACGCAAAGCATCTAGGAACAGCGTCAATTGTGTTAACTGACCAGTTTACGGGACGAATTCCATTCCAAACTCCAGCCCATGCCGGAGTGCGTGACTGATTCCATTCGGATGCGGCTGCATAATCCAAGACCATCGTCGCGCTGTTAAGCGGCTCTAGGTACGGGATGCTGTACAACAAATAGTTTTCATATGATGCAGCGCAGATGCCTGTATAGTTTGGAGCCATCAGGCGTTTCGCCTTTGCCATCTCCACATCCTTATAAAGCACTTGGCTGGACAAATAACTAGATGCGGCAACGTCAACGCTAACCAGTCCGCCTTGCGAATACCACCACATCTGTCCGTTTTGAAAGGCGATGCTCTTTCCGGCGATGCACCCAATATTCGGGAATATCGTTTGCTGGAAGTTTGCCGTAACCCCCCATTGCGAGCGATCAAGTACACCAGAAGCCAGAGAATATGTAGACTGGTCTGTGAACACATACAGGCGGGTGTCGTTATTCTGCCCAATGTGATCGTGCATTGCCGTTACTGGTCTAGGGACGCTGAAGTCTCCACGCCCCGCTCCAGTAGTACGTTCTGTCCAGCCAAGTGGGTTGGCTAAGTCTGATGCGCTGATGATGTTGCCATTTGCAACCCAAAGCCTGTTGCCGGAATAGGCCATCCAGTAGCCGACTGGCATTTGTGGAATCGATGACCCAGACTTGTCTGACCCGTCCCAATAATGTGCGCTATTAATGCCATCCTGAAAGATCAGCATGCGGTGTGATGGCGTTACTGTTGTGCCTCCGCTTGTATTCACCGATGCCGATTGGGTGGCAACAACAATATTTACCTCTGACACATCTGGATCTAGCTGTATTCCAGAAAGCTGATAATCGCTCCACGCCCTTGGCTGCTTGAGAGGGAAGGGAGAGTAGTAAACCTTGCCATCAACAACGAACACTGCATATGGAAGCTCTGAAGCTGCGAATTCAGTGCCTTCTGGCGTGTAGATCGTGTTTTTCTGCGTGATCGTCACGCCGGATAGGTTTGTGATCGTAGAAGCTGCTTTAGCCTGTTTGTTGGCGTTAAAAATGATACCTCCTTGGAAGTTTCCCTTCGGCAACGATAGATGCATCTTGAATCCGTTGCGTGTTTGGGCAATGCCTCCGCGAACATTTACATTTACAGCAAACTTGGCCTGATCTTCAGGCAGTGACCAAGGATTGCGCACTGAATTAACGCCTTTAATCCAGTTCGCAGATGTCTTGACCAACCTTCCAGTGGTGATGCTTTGGCTTTTCATGCCCTAAAACATTACATCATCTGTGTAATCGCCGTAAGTAATATTGTTAATTTGTGGCGGCTGCATAGCGTGACCCTCCATGCTTTCGTTCTGGTTTTTCAGATAAGAAATAGCAGCCGTCCAATACATTTGTGCCTGCTCCATGAAGTCTTTGTCTTCTAGGTCACAGGCATGAACCGCCGCAATGATTGCACGCTCGTTTTCTACGGGAATGTAGTCGTATTGGCTGGTAATGAATGGATGGGCCATGCGGTAGATGATTCTTGCCCATGAGCAATGCTTTCCAATGCGAATCCTGCGGTACTTTGGATTGGTTTCTGTTGGGTGGTATTGACCGATCAGAGCCATGTCGTTGCTCCTTCCGTAATCAAGAGCGTACAGGCTGACATAACCAAGAGTTTCAGGCTTTTCAACATGCAGGATGCTCTTAACCAAGGTAGGAGGAAGAATTGAATCTACAAAGAATGCGCTGCTTACGCTGTCGCCAGTGTTGTAATAAGTAATCCTGCCAGTTGTTGATGCAGTGTTTATTGCGTTGGCATAGGTGTCGTAAAGCTCAAAGCTATTAGCGTCAACTGGTCTCGCATAATAATACTGCGGCGTTGCCATCGTGCTTGCAACAAGGCCAGCAGGGAGCGTGTCTCCATCAGCCGGACGCACTGTTACTTGATCGCCTATTTCAAACAAAGATCCAACAGCGTCAATACTGGTAGATGCGACTGGCGTAAATGTACGCACAATGTTCATGCTCATCTGGCCTACTGGAAGCGTAGGAATACCAGCATCAGAAAATACAATCGGTACATTTGATGTGTCAGTCAGCGACACATTGTTTCCAGATATGGTAATTTTATAATCTGTGACAGCGTCCAATGGTAAAGGAAGCGAACCAGTAGAAGAAAATTTGACAAGCTGCCCATTGCTCAAGTATTCGATGGAACTAGGAACAATGAGGTTGTTGTATGCCTTGGCATATGATGGAACGCGAATGGCAAAATATGACTGACCTACGCCAATGCTCCTTGCTCCAACAATTCCAATTGTTATGCCGATTGTCGCCCCAGTGGCAGTAGCTGTGGCGGGTTTGTTTAGCGTAATTGTAGACCCAGAGACTGCGTCAATAAATGTATTCGCCGCGATTCCCGCGCCAGTGATTTTTTGACCAATGGCAAGGGCAGTAGATGGGCTAACAGACGTTATCGTTTTTGACCCGTTTATGGTGTTTGCTGTTCTCGCTTGAGGTGAGCTTGTTGCATTTGATGACGATGAATAAACTTCAGCAGTTTTGTTATCAATTACTTTGAAAAAGTACTGAGTTGTAGAATCAACTCCGTTTGGCAAAAGATAATCAGATGCAAAGTAGAAGCCTTGCGGCGGACTGTTTACGATGCCGGAGAAATCGCCAGACCAAGTGCTGTTGAATGTGATTCTAAACGGACGAGTAAGAGCCACATAAAAATTTCCAGTTCCAGATCCAGTAATGTTTACTTCGCTGAAGTCTGCGTTCCTAATGGAATAGGTTCCAGTGGATGCATTTAAAGGAGTTTCCAGCCTGTACGCAGTGCCTGACTCAAGCGGTGCTGGTAGCGTTCCGCTTGATGAAAACTCTACAAAAACACCAGTTGATGGAATAAACGAAACAACTGGTGGCGTAACGTATCCAGTTCCTTGCGTCACAAGCGAGACAGATGTTACTGACCCATTTGAAATTTGGGCTGTTCCAGTTGCGCCAGTTCCGCCACCACCATCAATTTTTACAATTGGAGGGTTTTCATATCCAGATCCACCAAGTCCCGCTGGGATTGTTATATTTGAAACAAAAGATGTCTCTAGGGTAGCAGTTGCCCTTGCACCGTTTGCCGCCGTGGTTCTTGTTGACGCATAATCTGCTGCTGTTGCCGTACTTGTTGCGTGATTGCTTACTTGTATAGATGTTCCAGACAGCTTTAAAACAATCGTTGTTCCATCAGGAATGTTGTCGCCATAGATTGGCGCACCAACTTGCAGTGAAGTAACAGTAGCCGCAGCAATTGCAGTTAATACGCCGCTTCCAGAAGTGCTGTTCGCAGTGAAGGCAACATTTGTAGTCGGCGCACTAATTGTTATTGTTGGTGCTGTTGTATATCCTTGTCCGGCTGATGTTATTACAATGCTTCCTACTGCGAATGTTCCAGTTGGAGTAGTGTTATCTGGAATCATTACTGCATATCCAGTTGCCGTTGAAAATGCTTGTGGAGAATCAGCAGAGACGGTTGGAGCAACAACAAAAGGCACTAATGTGCCATTGGCAGTAGCGGAGTTGCTAATTGTGATTGTTGAAGTTCCAATCCCAGTAACAATTGTACCAAGTGATATTCCAGTTCCACTAATGGTTTGTCCGATAACAATATTTGATAAATTAGAAACAGCAGAAATTGTTGGTGACCCAGTGACTGTTGTCCCAGTAAACGTGTACGTTTTTCTTGGACTATCAAATGTAACAATTGGTGCATCCGTATATTTACTTCCAGCTTTTGTAATATTTACATTCGTTATACCACCAGATACAGTAGCAATCGCAGATGCGGTTGTTGTTACTACAGGTGGCGGTATTGTGAGGTCTGGAGCGGTTACTTGATTAATTGTTCCAGTTGTTGATGTTGCATCAACCAACTTAACCAAGGAATTTGTTCCAGACCCGCTGTCTGTTAAAATGATTGGATTTGCGCCTGTGCTTGCGTCAGCAGCATTCGTGTGGATTGACAAAGTGTCCTCATCAATCACGAATACGAAGTAATTCTGTCCGGCAATTAGTGGCGTAGGAAGCGTTCCGCCAGATGTGAATGCCTGAACTTGATCGCCAGTCTGGTAATAGTGCTTGCTGGAAAATGAAAGCGTTGTTTGTGGTGCAATTGCCTTGCGGATGTCTGTGTTAAACTTTCCGCTATTGCCAGTCATCAGAACTGGATTTGTTCCGTTCTGTGCGTCTGTGATACTGGGATATATTAGCAGATCGTCTGAATCCAGAGACTGCGCGAAATATGTCGTGTTCGCAACAAGCGGAGATGGCAATTCTGAAGCAAATCCAGATCCAGTTCCAACAGAGAAGGCAACGCTGTTTGGCGAATCAATAGCAATCGTAGGAACAGTTTGAAGATTGATCGCCGTAAGCAGATTGCTAGGACGGGCATCAGTTAGCGTGATGGTTCCGGCACTCAAGATGCTTTGCAGGAAAATCGGATTGTTTCCGGCCTTCGCATCAAGCGAGTTTTGGTAAAGCTGAATGGTCAGCGTGTCATCAACGCCGATATAGTAAGTCTGTCCGGCGTAAATGAAGCTAGGCATCGTCCCAGATCCAAGAGAAAGCACTCCAGACTGACCAGATTGAAGCTGGTGCGTCGTTGCTGCTACGAACTTTGTAAGCGGCGATACAGCCGTTGATCGCGTTTGAATGGTAACGCCGTCTGGCTCAATCGAACCAAGCGGGAAATCAGACTGCGCATGGATTGGAACCAGAATGCCGTCAACTGTTGTGCCATTGGGCATCTGTGTGCGTAGTTCGCGATTATTGGAGTCTGTTCCAATGACGCGAATTTGGCCTCCAGCGTCTGCGCTATGCTCGGAGATGGCAACAAGCTGGGAAGGCTGGCGAATATCCATGACAGTAGCCACAAAGCCCCTGTCATCCCATGCCCAATCAACGGGATTGTACATTCCACCCTTGTTGACATGGTACTGGAACAGCCTTCCCCTGAAGTATGTTGGCGAACCATCAACATTCACTCCAAGCGGCACTTCAATGCCGCGAGGGAGTGTAATTGTTTGCCCGTCCCAGCCAGTACAGACATCAACCTCTTGATTGGTGTGGAAGTAATGACCAGACTCCATGAGAGTCTGAACGGCCTGCGTTAGCTTGCGAAAAACCTTTTTTTGATCGGTTGTTGCAAGGATTTCAGCGGCCTCGTCATATATCTGCGAGACGAACATCTTTAGGTATTAGCGTTGGCTTCCGGCTTCGACAATTCCCTTTAGGAACTCATCATCAGGAGATCCTGCGCCCATTTCAGGGCCAGCGGGAGGCATTTCTTCCACAGGAGCCTCTCCTGCCATAGCGGCCTCTTGGTTCACGCTTTGGTAGAGAGAATCAACCCCCTGCGCAAGCTGCACGATAAGCTGGTGGATTGCGTCGAAAGCATCCTTTGGCATGGATACCATTACAGATCCATCGCCAGCGGGTGCGGCGGCTTCAGGAGCCATCTTGTCGGCGGGAGCAGCACCCATTCCAGAATCTGGAGCAGGCATTGGATCGTTGGGGGGCATAGTTTTGTCAGCCATAGTATTAGTCGTTGTCGGTTTCGTTGGATTCAGATGCCTCTTCCAATCCCTTTTCGATGGCATCCTCATCGTCAGGCTCCGATTCTTCCGATTCGGTAGATTCTCCGGCTTTAATACCATTGATTTGCAACTCAACGCAATGTCTAGTTTCAGACTTTCCGTTAATTTCGGACGTTGTGGTTTTTTCCATCACTTTTTTAAAGTGGATGACGGCTGTTCCTTCCTTTGGAAAATCCTTTAGTGCTTCTGCGTTCTCAAAGTATAGCGATGGATAGTGAACACGCTCTTCTTGTTCGCTTTCATCCTCTTCCATTTCATATGGTTCAGGCATTTCCAGTTTTTCACCAAGGTCTGTGAATCCTTCTGGGACTTTAATTTTGATCGTGTATGGCATAATTGTTA